GTAATATTTCTGCTCTTTTAAAAGGATTCTTAACACCTTTTACTAATTTTCTTTTTGGCCCTGGTTCAGGTCTAAATCTTTGTCTGATATCTGGTAAACCTTCGTATTTTTCTGCAAGATCTTTAGAGCCTTTAAATAGTTTATTATTTAATTTATCTGCAGCGCTTTGCAGATCTTTCATGTCTTCTCTACTTTCCCCTTTAGTGACTCTTGATTTTATTTCTTTAACTTTTTTATTATATTCATCAACTGCTGGTTTGTTCAACATTTTTTTTATGTTCCTCATTTTTCTAAATTTTAAACCAAACTTAGCAGTATCTTTTTTTAAAATTTTTTTAGTCTTTTCTTCTGCTTTTTTACGAGCAGCTTTTTTTGTAATTGTTTTTACAGCTAGCCCAGCTAAATTAAATGGTTGTCTATGGTATTTATTTGACATTAATAATAATTCCTTTTACGTTGTTCGACTTTTTCGTCGATATAATCTTCAGGGTGACCGATCAGACCGCCCTGTCTGAATCGCATGATCGCCTGTGTTGTAGAATCAACCAAGTCGTCATGATCCCCAAACGGAAACGCAGCACATTCTTCAATGACTTCTTCTGCAAATTTCTGCTCAGGTGCCCATACAATACCAGATTCAAACAAAGGTGCAACAGCATTTACACGGGCATGCTTATCATTTCCTTTCGATGGTGTGAAGTTAACAACTGGTATATCCATCTTCCTTAACTCGTATGTAAGAGGTAAACCTGATGCTTTTGCCTCTACAATGACTGTTTCTGGATTCCAATATTTATATTGTTCAAGGGCCAATCTCCGTAATTCAGGAAACTCGTATCTACCTTTGATGGCATCGAGCAGTATAAGATTAGCTCCCTCATCCTCACTAGGATAGAATATACCCCATGTGGTGATAGCCGAATAGTCTGCCG